GTACAGAAGCAACCCTGAGGTGTTTATTGTAGGGTACAAAGGAAACAAGACGTACTGGGATGCCCTATTACGTATCGGAGAGGACTTAACAGATGAAATCGCTAAAGCAGCAACTACTACTAACAGCAGGGATACTCGCTCTATTAGTGAGCAGTTCAGGAGTACTCGCAGAAGAGTACAACCAGACGGGCCAGCAAAAGATAACGGAACTCAAAGGGACGATAGACCTGATGAACAACCGTCTCTTAGCGTCGGGTCAGCTCGTTAATGGTTCTGTAGGTTATGCTACTGTAGGTAAAGTCGTAATTGATAACGCTCTAGACGGTGCTAAGATTACTGATGCTCAATATCTAGCGTACAAAGCTTCTTTAGATAAGGTTCTTGATCACGACTACGCCACGGCTACAGACGCTAAACAGTTGTTCACACAAGAACATACAGCAGCTATGAATCAGCTAACACTGGCAGTAGATCTACTAACGTCTGCTACCTCTGTTCTAGCAACTGCTACAGCAGTATCAGCTATTGCTGCAGAGGCAGACACCAAGCCAGAGCAAGTTGCTTTGCAGGGCATGTTATCCACAGACGAATACTCTATTCAAGCGTCAGAAGTTGCTACATATAACAACTCTGTAGAACAAGTAGAAAAGTACGCACAAAAAGCGGGTGCGTTTATGGCTGCAGCTAACAACACAGAACTAACAGCAAGCATTGATACGTATACTGCACAGAACAACTTGGTTGCAGGTAACTACACAGCTATCACATATACACAAGCAGCAGATGAGTTTGTAATCACGTGGGCTGATGCAGGTACAGGTTGGTCTGGTTATCTAACAGGTGACATGAAGAATGCAGATGACATTTATGGTGCTAACTCTTACATGCAACAAAATGGCACTCCAATAGCAGGAATGTAACTTGGAAAACGCTGAACTAAAAGTAGGTGGATTCACCTTTAAGGGTTGGTACGTAGCTGCCGCCTTGCCTCTGCTAGGTTCTCTTAGCGGGGGTATTTACTATGCCTACGACACGCTACAGCGTTTCTATGCAGTAGAGGGTGGTATTGCTGTAGTAGTAGAGGAATCACAAAGCTTTAATGCTAAGGCGGGTCAGCTTAATACTCGTATCCAGACTGTAGAGTCCGATATTGGCTCTCGTATCCAAGGACTAGACAAAGAACTTAGCTCAACCCTACAAACAGCTACTGGTTCTATTGAAACAAGCCTACAAACAGTTAACGCTGCTCTTAGTGCTCGTATTCAGACCCTAGAACAAGCGGTTATTGATAACGATGTACGGGGTCTTAACGCTAAACTAGCTGAGATAAGCACACAGATGCAAACTATCTTGGCCCAGCAGAAGACATTGCTTGACTTACGGTCCAAGGTAGAGAAGAGTACAACAATTACAGACAGCATTGGCGACAAGATAGATGAGTATCAAACCGAGATTGATGACATCTGGAAAGCCTATGACTCTTTAGTAGACAACCCATTGTAAGGAAATCAGATGGCACGTAACTTAACAGAAAACCAGCAACGGTTCATTGAGGTTCTCTTTGATGAGGCTGGCGGTGATGTAGTTGCAGCTAAGAAACTGGCAGGATATAGTGAAAATACTCCAACACGTCTTATCGTTGAGTCGCTTAAAGATGAGATTGGCGAAGCTACTCGGACGTACTTTGCTCGGACTGCCCCCAAAGCTGCGATGGCTATGGTGCAAGCTCTGTATGATCCTACGGAACTTGGAATCAAAGACAAGATGGCTGCCGCAAAAGATTTGCTCGACCGTGCAGGCATGGGTAAAGTAGATAAGGTGGATGTTTCATCATCTGGTGGCGGTATATTCTATCTACCACCTAAGGATGGACAGAACGAATAACTGTGGCACAATACGACTACAAAAGAGACCTAGGCTTCTGGGAGTTACCCAAGCCCAAGAAAGGCGAACAGAAAGAGTACCACCCTATTGTACGTGTTACAGCAAGGGTGGTTCCGTTTGGTTACTACGTAGACCCAGACAACTCTCAACTGTTCCTACCCATCCCTGAAGAGCTAGATGCTTTAGCGCTTGCAAAGAAGCACCTCAAGCAATACAGTTACAGAGAAGTGGCAAACTGGCTGACAACACAGACAGGCCGTAGTATCTCTCATATGGGTTTAAGAAAGCGAATACAAATTGAGCAACGACGTAAAAAAGCATCTGCAATTAAGCGCCAGCTTGCCCAAAGGCTCGAAAAAACGCTTAAAGAAATCGAAAGACTCGAAAAGCACAACACAGGTTACTACACCCTCCGAGATGAAGAGGACAGTGCCAGCGGAAGTTAAAGCTGCGCCATATGATGTAGAAGCTGCACAGGACATTGTGTTTAAGCCTAATCCTGGCCCACAGTCTGACTTCCTATCTGCATCAGAGCGTGAAGTACTTTATGGTGGAGCAGCAGGTGGAGGTAAATCGTATGCCATGCTGGCTGATCCTTTACACGGCTTAAACGATGCAAACTTCAGTGGTCTACTTGTACGACATACTACTGAAGAACTGCGTGAACTAATTCAGAAGAGTCAGGAGTTATACCCTCGTGCAATTCCCGGTATCAAGTGGTCTGAGCGTAAGTCTCAGTGGACTTCTCCTCAAGGTGGACGACTGTGGATGTCTTATCTTGACAAAGATACTGATGTTACCCGTTACCAAGGCCAAGCGTTTAACTGGATTGGCTTCGATGAACTTACTCAATGGTCTAGCCCTTATGCTTGGGATTATATGAGATCACGTCTTCGTAGTGCGCACTCCAAGACACTTGGTTTGTACATGCGAGGAACGACTAACCCTGGTGGTGCAGGTCACTCTTGGGTTAAGAAGATGTTTATTGACCCTGCACCGTCTAACACATCTTACTGGGCTACAAGTGTAGAAACTGGTGAGACTATTAGATACCCTAAGGGTCACAGCAAAGAGGGTCAACCTCTATTTAAGCGTAGGTTTATTCCTGCTAGTTTGTTTGACAACCCGTACCTCTCTGAGGGTGGTGACTATGAGGCGATGCTACTATCGCTACCAGAGCATCAGCGTAAGCAGCTTCTAGAGGGTAACTGGGACATTAACGAAGGGGCAGCGTTCCCTGAGTTTAACCGCAAGATACACGTAGTAGAAGACTTCCAAGTCCCTGCTAGTTGGGCGAAGTTTAGAGCGTGTGACTATGGCTACGGAAGCTACACTGGGGTTCTGTGGTTTGCTGTATCACCAGAAGAGCAACTGGTTGTATATCGTGAGATGTACTGCTCTAAGGTTACAGCTACCGACTTAGCTGATATGATACTTGACGCTGAGCGAGATGACGGTACTATACGCTACGGAGTACTTGACTCCTCACTATGGCACAACCGAGGTGATTCTGGTCCTAGCCTAGCTGAGCAGATGAACATGAAGGGTTGCCGCTGGCGTCCATCAGACCGTTCACGAGGTTCACGCATCTCAGGTAAGAACGAAATACACAGACGCCTACAGGTAGATGAGTTTACGGAAAAGCCTAGACTTGTTTTCATGCAGTCCTGTACCAACACACTGTCACAGATACCAGTTATTCCACTTGATAAGCGTAATCCAGAGGATGTCGATACTAACGCAGAGGATCACCTCTACGACGCTCTACGCTACGGTATTATGACTAGACCACGTAGCTCTCTTTGGGATTACGATCCTACAAAACAACGAAGCGGCTTTCAGGCTTCAGACAAAAACTTCGGTTATTGAGGAACTAAAACATGGCAGACATAGAAGACCTAGCATTCGAGACGGATGATGTAACAGCGGCTGAGAGTGGTGAAGATAAGCTCTTTAGCTCTAAGTCCAGTGTTGTGTCTTTTGTCATTGATCGTTTCAAGCGCTCAGAGGATTCTCGCCGTGCAGATGAAGATCGCTGGCTACGTGCTTATCGCAACTACCGTGGTTTGTATGGTCCTGACGTTCAGTTCACAGACACAGAAAAGTCACAGGTGTTCGTTAAGGTAACAAAGACTAAGACACTGGCTGCATATGGTCAGATTGTTGACGTTCTGTTTGGTAACAACAAGTTCCCACTTACAGTAGACCCTTCCGTTCTGCCAGACGGTGTAGCTGAGTCTGTACACATTAACATAGACCCTAACGCTGCTGCTGCAGGTGATGCTCTTAAGAGTGTTACACAAGATGGCCCAGCGCAACCTTACTTGTTTGGTGTAGACTCTAAGCTAAAACCTGGTGAGACTATTGCTGACCTTAAGAACCGTCTTGGTCCACTCAAGGATAAGCTAGAGAGCGTATCAGATAAGGTCGTAGAGGGTGCTGGCACTGCTGG